CCCGCAACCTCGTTGTTCAGTTCGCCGTCCATGTTGTCGGTCGTAATCCCCTGACGGCGCAGTTCCAGCAGATCCGCCGCTGTCAGTTTGCCCGTCTTGAGCGAGAGTTTGCCCTTGAGAAAGAAACCATGGGAGTAGGCAAGCGCACTGGGCGCAACTCCCTTGACCTCGCTGCCCGTCTGCGTGTCGCTTTCAAGCACCGCGCAAGCGCCGTCTGCCATCTTGCCCGTTTCGGCAGGCACATAAAGCCCGTCCGCGCCCATCTGGATAATCGTTCCGCGCGCGAGCAGTCCGCTTCCGGGCTTCACGGCTACGCCGACCGTGCGCTCCGTGCCCGTTCCGGCCAACAGAGAAAAATCTCTGCTCTGTCCAAGGTTTCCATACATTTCCTTCGCTGCCATATGATTCCCTCCAAATCGTTCGTTTCGTCCGCTATGCCGTTTCCCCTGTGGCGGGGAATTGCACATGACGGGTTAATACCGTCGCTGCGCGCTTGCCATCATCTGAGCCAGCGCGTCGATTTCGTCTTCGTCGCGTCGGGCGGGGTCGTTGTCCTTGGATTCGCCCGCCTTGACGCCGCTCATTCCGCTTGTTTCTTCCTTGCGCTTGGCCATATAATTTGCGCCCCCGTTCTTATCCGTGGCTTTTTGACTGTTGCGCATCTTCGTCAAAATCGCCATTGCCGCCTCCGGCGCGCTCATCGGCGTTTCGCCGTATTTCGCCTCGGCGATGATGTCCCG